CGCTTTCGGATCTTTCGATGGTTTCCAACCGATAACTTGCCGTATTTCATTCGAAGATGCGATCTCGTTTCGAGTAAACTTATCAGCGATCTCAGAAATCTCATTAACCGGAACAAGTTTGAATGGGTCTCTGAAGAATGAAATCGACTGCAATTGTGACCGAGCAGTTTTTGTGAGAAACTTTCGTTTCATCTCATCAACAATAGCCGAAAGAATAGGCTCAATCGTCCGGTTGTAGTAATTCAACATTGTCTTGTCGTCCGCAGTACCATCTAAGATGCTCTGAGTGATCCCCAACTGGCTGTATAGCATACTCGTTAGGTATTCAATCTGCTTCATTAGATTGTTCTCGACGGCACGATTCAGCTGTGTAATATGCTCAGTACCATCGGTATAAGCAATACCATACTTAGAACCAGCCAATTGATCCTCAATATCTTTACGCCGTTTTTCGGCCTGTTGGCGTCTTGCTTCTGTCTTGATTACATATGGCAACTGAATAATTAAATCCAACTTACCAGAGCTGCTCTGTTCGTCTACACTATCCAAAAGATTCAGTTTTCGAATGAGGCGCTGCATGGTTGAATTTGGTTCGTTCATAACTGCATAAAAAGGATTTTCAATGATGCCAACTGTACTCTTCGACACCAAAATGTCTTCTTTCAGGCCAGTATTTTCGTTGTAAACACGAACCTTGATATGCTTTGGGTACCAGTCCAAAATTTTACCGACTCGCGTTGAATTAATGTCATAAGAACCAGTAGCATCGGGATTAAAGGTCGTATCAACTGGAACAATAGCCACACTTCCTTCGTCCAGCATTGACATGGCCACATCCTGCATAAAGGCGCGGCCTGTTTGGTCAATGTTGGCTTCTACGGTGAGGCATCCGTTCAATCCTGAATCGATGACAGATAGGAAACGGTCGTTCTCATCCAACCTTACATGATGGGTACTAATTGAAGAAGCGTCCAACGCAAGCCGGTTATATACCGAGGTTACAATTGAACGCTCATTTCCACGTGTAAGTCTAGGTCTATCGGGTCGATAAGAGTAGCCAATTCCGACATCCTTGAAATATCCCGTAGGGTCTTTATTGATAAACGCATTCCAAGCATGTTTCAGTCTGGAACCAAATGTCACCTCCATTTTGGTCATCACCTCCTTATAAGCTCGACTTTGTAACATCTTTTATAAATCAGTAAGCCGCACCAATGGAAATACGACGCCAGTTTTTCTCGGCGACAGTGTTGCCATCCAAGCAGACATACAAATATGTGGCATCTATCAGGAACTTTGTACCGCTGGCAATTGTGCCGTCCACGGCACCACTCAGTTTGGCAGCGTCCAAGGTCGCATTCGCCATTGTTTCTACAAGGACGATATTGTTTCCGGCAGCACCTGCAATATCGGCAGTTATAACAACGGTGTCACCGGCACCATCTACTGCGCCAACGCCCTGCGTATCCGAGGCAGTAATTGCCGCCACAAGAGCAGTTATAGCGTTTGTCGCGGTGCAATCGGCCCCCGAACCCAGAGTAGCCGCAGTAAATATGTTTGTTCCCGCAGTAAAAGTCTCAGTCGTGGTAATAACGTTGCCAGCGGTGCCGCCAATAATGGCGGTGATTGTCGATGCGTTTGCGCTGAATGCTCCCGCACGCACAAGTGTATGCGCAGTATTGACGCCATCTGTGCCGTTAATAGCCGCAACAAGTGCCGCCTGAACTCCTGCAAGAGTTGCTCCGATGGATACTTCACCGACGCCATTGGCCGTTCCAACAGGAACAAATATGTATGTCTTTGCTCCGATAGTAACCGTATCACCAGATGTTGGCTGGGTGTCCATGGTTAATGTTCCGAACGCCTTGACTGTATTTTCCGTAATATTAACAGCGATGTTTGATGCGGTAGTCTTTGTCTGGGCCGTATCGGCCAGAAAATCATAGACATCGGTTCCGGAAACGGCCGGATTGTTGATCGTCACGGTTTCACCATCAATAACAACGCCAGTTATATCCAGCGTTCCTGTGGCCGCAACGGCATTTACAGGAGTGCCATCTTCTCCAAGCACCCCGATCATTTCCTGAAGTTTGGCGCCGAGGGATACAGACGGATTAAGAACTCGAGATAAGTTGTTCAGAACTGAAAGTTCTTCAGCTGTTAAATTGTTCATGTTGCATCTCCTTTTAAAATTATTTTATCCTGGAAGTAGGATTACTCATTTATTAGAGGCCTCCTCATTCAAAAGCATCTTTATTCGCTTTATAAGCGATATAGGCGTCCATCATAGCTGCGACAGCGTCAATCTTTTGCTCATATCGTTTCTTTAATAATTTACGGTTTCCGTTCGTATCTTCCAAAGTAATGCAGTTACCCATGGCAAAAGTCATCAATTCCTCGTCAAATAAAAGCATCCGCTCCTCGGAGAGTTTCTTCAACTCACCCAAAGGAACGGACTCTGTTTTTGCACCCTGTATAACTTTTTCAATACCGAATGGACCATTTTCGGATTCCCAACGTTCAACAAACTCTTTTGCGTTGTATGGATCAAAGCCGAAACATCGAACATCATAACCGCATTCAGTTATATGACTGTCCAAATCCTCATAAACCTGCATCATGTCGAGCACAGTTCCCTCAAGAACGATCAAACTTCCTTCGTTCATAAATTGGTCATACTTAATTCGCATGGCTGCTGGTAATTTCATTAACGTTAATGAAGATATGTAGTTTCTGGTTTTTACACCAAAACAACCATTAGATAACGGAAACAAAAATGTAAACGCACAAAAATCGTCTCCCTGAGAAAGGTCGCCGCCTAATGCACAAGGCATCTGCCAGAAGTCTCGTTTTCTATGTGGAAGAGTTTCTTCGTAAGTGAAGTAATAAGTATAACCTTCCATAGGAATTCCGAAACGCTTTGCCAGAATATCGTTTCTGGCTGCTGGGGCTTTTTCTGCTCTTTCGACTTCAAGCTGATAAGTCTCGTAGCTAACAGTCTTTCCGAGATTCGGATTGGCTTTTAGCCACATTTCCGGCATTGAAACCTCATCAAGGGAATCAAGCTTATACCACCAAATCGAAACATGCGGGTTAATGTAGTCACCTTTAAGAATATCAGATAGCTCCATTTTGATTGTATCGCCGCTTCCGTTTCGAACAGTACCTTCGGAACTCATAGCCACAATGAGATAGTCGTCCACATTTTTTGAAGCGCCCTGTTCAATCGCGCCAACGACGTCTTCCCGTATATCACACGAAAGCCATTCGTCAACCGTGGCGACCTTGTCGTGTCTGCCCTGGAGCTTGGCTATGCTCATCGGCCTCACTTCAAGGATGGAACCGGTCAGAAAGTTTTGGATACCCAGCTTAGTCGAAGCCAGTTTAACCCTATTCGCTTTGGAACCCGTTGTGTTTTGAAGAGAACCTTCGGTTAAGAAACGAAACAGGGGACCTCGGGATCTTGTTATAGATGTCCTAATTGGACCCACGACCTCGTCGGCTTGTTTCATAGTTGGGGCTGTCGTAACTTGCTGTGTGGTTGATGTATCGACATTTATAAAATAGCTCTGAATAGTCGAACCATACATTGTCTTAGCTGCGCCTCTTCCGACAATAAGATACTGTTTGTTGATCAAACGTTTCTTAATGGTTTTCTTAATGTAATGTCCACCATGTCCATCAGAATTTGGCTCATACACGCTTCTTTCAACGAAATAGTACCATCCAAATAGTTGCTCGCCCCATAGTTTAAAACTATCCAGTAAATGCATGTCGGAACCATCTGTTAAAGTTAGTTCTGCCTCGCAATATTTTATCCAACCTTCAACTGATTGGTCATCGTAGTAAACTCCTGGGTTAGCTATAAGATCGTCAATTCGATTCATTTCCATAGAGATTTCTTTACATACCGGAATCTCTCCTCGGATGACGGCATCTCTAAACATGCCGTAATATTTTGGAACGGCAGTGTTTGATAATGCCATAATTTATTCTCCTTATCCTTTTGAAATAATCTTCTTAATTTTTTCAGCATTGTTATAAAGGGTAAGAGCAGTAGTGGTAACAGCCGCAACAGTTGTTCCAGTTTTAATGATTTTTTGCATATACTCTTTTCCTTTACTAACATTGCTTTTGGATAATTGAGAATACTGTCGTTCCATCTGAAGACGATTTAGTCGATTACGAAGCTCTGCATCACTCATAGATTTAATACTCTTTGATGTGTGGGTCTTCTTGTAATCTTCATGCGACTCATCGGTCGTAGAATGTCCTCTAGCTCTCGCTAGCTGTGTAGGAGTTCTTCGAACACCCCATTTCATTCCGAGAATGCCGTAATGGGAAAGAGAATCATCGAATGAATGCTTAAGTTTAGTCAAATCATATTCCATATGTTTAGTCCCTAATTCATAACTATTTATTCTGTCCATTATGCTCATTTTGGAAGTATCAGTATAAGTGAACCCCAACCGCTCATACAATGGACGTGGTTTTTTTAATGCATTCATTTCTACTTTTGAATACCCTGCGTCTTTAGCTTTGGTAAGCAAATCATTGATGATATCGGTCGCATATCCTTTTCCACGCTGACTCTCATCAATCGTGATCCAATCCATATAAGCTGTTTTTGCATTCTTGCTAATTAAACTTAAATCTCCTATCTTTTCTCCTTTGGAATTGTTTAAGGTGTAATTAGCATCTCCACGGCGTCCCATTTGGTCCTTTTCCGATATACCAAGCAAAGCATTTACTATTTTAGTTCCCTTGGATAACGGCTTTACGGCTTCCACAGTTATCGATTCACCTTCTCGAGTTTTTACAGTAAATCTTGATGCTGTCCCGAATATAGATTGCTTTGCGGTATCATTTGCCAGGCGTTGCCGTCCTGCAGGAGTTAGTGAGCCATCTTTATTCTGGTATCGACGCACCCCCCATTTCATTCCGAGAATGCCGTGATGAGATATTGGTAATTGTTTTTGAATATTCAAAAATAGAGTTTTTAGTTTGTTGTAGTCATCTGGGGATAGATCATTTTTCTCAATAACAGATAAACCAGCGTTGAAATCTATTTTCTCTAGTTCTTCGTCTGTTAAAATAGATAAGCGACTTAAAACATATCTAAAAACAGATTCATTCATTTTGTTTTTCCTCCTCTTCAATTGTTTTTACAGGATCCGCTGCAACTTGAATTCTCCATTCAAGCTCTGATATAATTCGGTTTGTAGACTCGATCACGGCAGAGATAAGGGGAGGATCGAAAAGAAGTTTTACCTTCATGTATGTATAAGACTTTATTAATTCCAATTTTGAATTTTCTGGAACAAAGTCCTCCCACACAGATGATTCGTCTTTGATTGAAAGACCTTCGGCGGGACCGACACCAATCTGAGTTAAAATTGAAAGCACAGAATTGATGTGCATGATTAAATCCGCATCGAAGTGTGTATACTCTTCCGCAATTCCGAGCAGCTTTTTAATTGATGT